TCTGATTAACATAGCGTGAACGCATTGCGAAGATGAGTCCAGTAGGACCGTTCATTGGTTGAACGCCTGCGAGGTCATAAGCGACCAGGTTAGGCATTGCGCGGCGGATTAGGCTGATCAGAACTGGATCGAAACCAGCGGTAGGACCTGCGCTGAATCCTTGTGCGCTACCACCGAAACCAGCAGATGCGCCTGAAGCGGTGCTGTTGGTTGGTGATTCAGTTAGGAATGAACCTGAAGTTGCGAAAGAATTTTCCTCTCTGAGGAACTTTTCTTGGTTCTCTAGCAGGACTGCGGTTACTGCTCTACGATGTGAATCTTTGATAGAATCAAGACCCTGATAGTCGAGGAGAGGTGCCCACTTTTCCTGCAATTGCTCTGAATGGAACATTTGCGTTTACCTTTGTTGTGTGGATGTTTTTGTTTGAATTATATTAAATTCAATTATTTGCTAAATCTTGAGAGTGTATTCAGATAATTAGCCATAGCACCAGAGATTGACTCGTGTGCAATGTCTACTCCTTCTGAGAGTGATTCTGATTTAGCGGTTGGTGAACCAGATCTTGATGGGAAATATGCTTCCCTTAAAGTCTCTAGTTTCTCACGATATTGTGCTTCACTTTCAAACTCAACACTTTCGGCAAGTGAAGCGAGCTTATCCTTCTGAGAAAGTGCTAGACCCTCAGAAATCTCATCAAAGATTCCATCTGCAACCGACTCTGCGAGACGCTTGTTTAGATGAATGTTTCTCTCAATTTGCTCGTTGAGTTTTTCTTCCATTTCATCAAGTTTTTCTACCATGCTCTCAAGCACATCATATTTATCTTCAGGGATTGATACATAATGTTCTTCAAAAAGATTCTTCATACCATTGAGGAATGATTCGGTCAGTTCTGACTGGAGACCAGACTGAACAGCGAGTTGATTCTCAGTGAACCACTCTTCCGAAACATACTCAAGGTAAGAATCTACGCGATCGATTAATTCTGTTTTAATTTCCTCTACTTCCTCTACGAGTCTTTGCTCGTATTGGGTTTCTAGAGATTCGCGAACCTGCTCTACCTTTGATCTTAGAGCAGCTTCAAAAATAGTTTTTGCTTTTTCTTTAAACTCTTCTGATAGATCTTCTCCATCAACAAGAGCAGTTACGTCCTCATCAATTTCGGACTCACTGTAGAAGAATTCTTCCTTTTTGGTTTCTTCTTCTTCGTCTTCGTCCTCTTCGTCCTCATCCTCTTCTTCTTTCTCTTTCTTGCCTTTCTTTCCTTCTGGCATTTCTGCTTCGCCTAGATCTTCAGCATCCTCTTCAATGAGATCCTCATCGTCGAGTTCTTCCTCTTCCTTAACTGCGCCAGCAAGCTTACCCATAGGATCAGCAGCTTTGGCGCCACGATTTACGATATTCTTAACAGAACTAAGGGAATCCCCAGCAGTCTTTAGTTTTGCTGAGTCATCATCAGGACGATAGTTGGTTGGATCAGGGCCACCAAGATCTTCCCATCCAGCAGTTTGTCCATCGGGAATGCCAGTTGTTAATTTTGACATTCCTTCGGCAGGCTTAGCACCAGCATTAACTGCGGTTTTGGATTGCTTAGTGCCTACTTCCATTTCTTGTAAATCTCCACGAGACATTTGAACTCTCCGATTACCTTTTAATTTTAATCTATATTTATTTATAATTTAAAGATTTGCGAGAAAATCATTGAAAAGTTGTATTTTGTGCTCTTCAAGTCTTCTCTGATCAACTAGAGTGTTAATTCTCATAGCAGCTTTTTCTGCCATCTTTTCCCTTAGGATTCCACCATCCCAAATCCACTCTTTACCTTCCATAATTCCCTGAACGAAAGCATCAGGTGCAGAAGGATCTGCTACAATATCAGCAGCAGTTGCAAGCATAAAGTCTTCACCAACTTCTTTAAATCCTTTATTGTTTTCTCTAAGTGATCCAATACCACGAGAGGAAACGCCAAGGGTTACACCATCCTTAAGAAGTGACTCGGCAATTTTTCCCATTGGAGTAGAAAGAATTTGTGCCTTTCCGATGAAATTGTTTCCATTACGATAAAGTTCTGTAATTTTATGTGATACACGATCTAGATTTACAGTTGGACCATCTGGGTGTCCAAGTTCTCCGAGAGCACGTCCTTTTTGGACATACTGCTCAGTGTAACGCTTCACTTCTCTTTCCATAATGGACATTGGATACATACGTCCATTACGATTCACGCATTCTGCTTGTAGAAAAGGACCTTTTATATAAAGTTTTGCAGTCTTTCCTGATCCCTCAGTAATGACTTCTACCTTTTCAATTTCTTCTCTGATTAGTTTCATTTTACGCTTGCCCCGTAATTTGTACTTGTTGGAAATAAAGTGTTCCTGATCCAACCCCATATGCAGAGACTTTATTTGAGATTGAAATCGTGGCATAAGAGGATGCTGAAAATGCCGTTGCAATTCCACTTGAATTATATGCAACAGTCATTCTTGTTTGATAGTATCCATTAATTCCTGTGGATGTATCAACAGATGTCACTTGAGCATGAGTGAAATCATAATAAGACTGTCCAGTTGCGGTCAATGAAACATAATCACCAACACCAAATGGAACTTGAGTTCCTTCTGGAACTGTAATTGTTGTTGTTGCTCCAGTAGTTATTCCAACAACTCTATTTGATGCCTTAGTTAAAGCAAGAGTTGCTGTCCCACCAGAAGGAACATAATAATCAGAAATTGTCGCTGAAGGATTTCCACCAACAGAAATATGTGTTGCTCCATTAACAGCAACTACTCTCAAAACACTAGATTGTACAGAAAATGCAGATGAAGTTGTTGCGGCACCTGCAGTAAAATTAAATGAGGAACCTGCCCCAACTGGTCTATGAGCCATTATTTTATTAGATACACTTTTAGTTATTTATAAATCTCTATTACCTACTAATCTCTTCCCAGTCCATAGAAGCGTGAATATCTGCACCATTAGCATCAGCAGCACATACGATAGAAAGTTCATAAGGTGTCCCAGTTAGTGCATCTCTTTCTAACTGGAACTTAAATAATGCCTCCTTGAGAATATCTACTGATGTTGAACCTTGATTGGAACCATATGTATATCCAGATGCTAGTATTCTTCCGCCAGTATAAGTTCCTCCACCAATCTTATATTCAACAGCACTATCACCACCAGCATCAGTCCAAGTTCCACCATTAGATGTTCCACTTGCTCTTACTTGCCAATTATAAGTTGCATTATTTGTAGTGCCTAAAATAGAAAGTGCAGTTAGAATTACGATTGCATCCAATCTATTTGGAGTTGCTTTAATACGAATTGATGCAACTGTATAATAAGTTCCTGCTGTTGTTAAATCAACTGGTGTTTGGACTGGTGTTCCTATTGCTTGTTGCAATCCACGAAGTTCATAACCACCTTCCGAAATTACAGTGGAACAAACTTGTTTTAATGTGCTCGCACTCGTTGTAATTCCAGTATTTGCAATCTCATATCTCAAAGGCAATGATGCTGTTGTGATATAAGTTGTATTGATAAGATTTGCGTGATGGAATGAGTGGCAATGAATAAACTTACCATCAACTACAAATCCTATTCTTACAGTTCCAAGTCCTAACCATTCAATATCCATCCACATAATTTGTGCTTTGGAAATATCTAATGTGACACCAGATGGATTGAGATGCCCTGCACCAAGCATCGTATCAACATTCCAACTTGCTTGTGCTGCTCTTGTTTCTGTTGTAATTCCTGAAACAAAAGTCCTCTCTACGAAATATAAATTACTTCCATCAAGTTCCAGATACATCCCATTATCTGCACCATAATATCCCACTCTTTGGCGAAGATTTGCTTTTGCTGGGTTCATTATAAATGTATTCAATACCTGTAATGATTTTCCTGGTTGATATGAAAATACTTTTGTCGTTTCTCTGATGATTGATGCGGTGCTTCCAACACCAACAGTTAAATTTACTAAACCTTGTGCCGTTACAAATCCAACTGTTGAACCAGTACCAACAACTAAACCACTCCAAAGATTATTATCTCTATATCTGTGAGAACTATCAAAGAGTGTAAGTGGTGTTGAAGTTCTTAAACGACCAAATGCATCAGTTGCTATTGGTGGAAATGTAACAGATGCTGATGATGTTGTAGAAATTGATACTGTTCCAGTGACTGGAAATGGGTTTGAAGTGCTGACTGGTGAATTATTGAGGTTGAGTGATACTTGCCCAGTTGTTCCAATTCCTACTGTTCCCTGAACTGTGACTGTTGAACCAATACCTGATACTGCGACTGTTGTGACTGGATTGGTTACATAGAAGGAAGTATTGGATATTGATACTGTATTTGCAATAGAAACAGTTCCTCCAACAGTTACAGAAGTGACCGGATTTAAGACATAAAAACCAGTATTTGCAATTGATACTGAACCACCAATTCCAGTTACATAGAATGAAGTATTGGAAATTGAAACCGATGAACCAAAACCAGAAATATAAAAACTTGTATTAGATATTGCTACGGTATTCAGTAATGAAGAAATGCCAACTGGAAGATATGTAAGATTTAGATTTACCGTTCCAACACCAACTGGAAGATAAGGAACAGTTAAAATGCTACTTATCCCAACTTCTGTGATGTGATTATGAACCGGATTTTCCGGAGTGCTTGCAACATTCACAGTTGCTCCAATACTCACATCACCATTAATTGTAATATTTGAACTTCCAAGAGATACTGGAAATGGATTTTCAAAAGAAACTGGACTACCATCTTTTGTGGCAATCATATTAACTTCAAAGAGACTTCTCTCTTGATTCAAATAATCTTGTTCTACTTTAT